TTGGGGCCGCTGGGGCCTGCCGGGCCTTCGTTTCCTGCAATGCTCTGCCATGTGCCGCTGTAGTACCCCTCGAACCGCTGGCTCGTGGTGTTGAAGCGCATCTGCCCGGTTTGGCCCACCGGACGTTGAACGGTCGTTCCTGTGGGGATTTTGACAGCCGCCGTGCCTGGCAGGGTGGGGTTGTCAGCAATGCTGATGGTTGGGTTGCCGTACAGGCCGTCATTGTTCGTGACGTTGATCTGGTTGGCGGTTCCCAAAATCTCGATGCCAGTGACGCTGTTGTTGCCGGTGAAGGCCACAATACCGGTGCTGTTGCCCAAACCGGCAAACACGCCAACCATGCCGGACAGGTTGACTGTCGGGTTGCCAGCAATGCCGTTGCCATTGGTAACCGCAATGCCAGGGCCGGAGGAAACGATCTCTCGCGGCACAACCGTGCCCAGGCTGTTCTTGGCAACCATCCCGTTGCCTGCGTCGTTCAGGCTTTTGGCCGCCCCGGTCAGGCCAATGGTCAAAGGCTCAAGCGAACCGCCATCAGTAATGCTCAGGTCGCCAGTAACGGCCAATGCGCGGCTGTTGGGCAGAGACGGCTCTTGGTTGACCGTCAGGAACGTCTGATCTTGGTTCGGAGACGCCGAGATGTCGAGCGTGGTCGTATGAACAGTCTGGCCGTTCTGGACGATTGGGACGAGTTCTGTGCCGTCAAGCGGCTCTGCCATTGGCAGTTGGGATATGGTTACGTTCGTCATGTCACGGCTCTGTGTTCAATCCATCGGGCTGGCCCGCGCCAGGCGGAATAGCGGTGCTCTGCTCAGTAGAGATCACGGCCTGGGTCTGTGTGTTAACAATCAGGTTCTGATTATTGGTCACGGCCACACTGACATCGGGTCGGGGGAATCGGATGTTGATCCGCTCGGTTTTACGCGCAGGCAGGCGATATGGGTCGAACTGGTCCTTGCATCCTTGGTCGCACACCTGCAAACCGGGGAAGTTTGGGTCAGACTGCATCACCGCATGGGGCCGCTTCATCTTGCACCGGTCGCACACCGCAATGGCGATGTCTGACATGCCGAGGGTATCAAGGAAGATTCCCATGGCTTACCTCGTGTAAACAGAGATGTTCGGCGCCCAGTAGATTGGTGACTTGTCGCGCTCTTCCTGCTCGGCCTCAAAGAGGTACTTATCAGCCATCTTTTCCAGATAGCCAACACGATCCATGGCAACTTGAGGCAACTCCAAACTCATGCGATGTGCAAGCATGAATTGAATTGCTTCGTACCAGCGCTGAGGAATCTCAAGTTCATCAGTCAACGCGCCCACATCCATGATCTGGCGCTGATACCACACGGTCATCTGAATGAACGGGTCGGATGGCGTAGGCCAGAGATAGACCGTTGGCTGAGGGATGGTGCGATCAAACCAGAACTGGTACGGCTGATTGGCCGTGAAGTTCTTGTTCGGTAAATTGGTGTAGTCATCGCGGTTCAAGCGGGACATCTGAATCTCGCGGCTGTTGTTTCCAACATAGAACTCACGCAGAGCCAGCGTCGTGCCGTTGTAGGCGCGAACGCGGTAGTACATGACGCTTTGGCCCGGATCAATGTCAGTCCATATCCACTGATTGTCGGTCACCACGATCTCGCCTAAATTGTCGAGCGTGTTCCATGTAATGCCGTCAACGCTGTACTCAAAAGTGATTGACCATGTAGCCGTGCCCCCACCAGAGACATAAGGCAGAATGCCAATAGAGCCAGCGTAGATTGGATTGTTGGTGCCGTAGAAAATCGAAATGTTGCCGTTGGCAGAAGTCTGCTGACACCAAGTGTCGACATCGTTGTCGTACACATTCGCGATCACGCCGCCAGCGGAAGTCGAGTAGTCGCCCGTAGGGCGGTTCATTGTGCGATACAGCACATTCAATACATCAATGCAACCTAGAGGCATTGTGTAGATGTACTGGTCAGCCTTCAGGCCAAAAACCTTCTTGTCAATGGCCCAGTAGTTGATGCCTTTGTTGCCGAGGTGGGACAGCAGAAAAAACAACGACTGCCGCGCAGACAGTTGCTGTTCTGAGGTTAATTCTTCAGCGAGTTTTCCGCAACGACGCGCACCGTGATCAATCAATGTTTGGACATTGATGACGGTCTCGCCGACGGTTCCCGAATATGCCATAACAGTCCTCTACCATCCGGGGCAGTTCCAACGCTTCAATGAAGCCTTTGCTCTTGGAGCGTCCCCTTTTGAGTTTTCAACAACGCCCGACATCCGCGCACAAAACGAGTCTTTTCTCGCTCCGCCCTGCGGTTGCGGGGCCTTCAAATTGCTACCAGTTTCACGGTTATATTTTGCCCGACCTTTGGCTGTTAAACCAGCACCGCGTTCGGTCGAAAGTTTCTCACCGCGACCGACAGAGAGCGATGATCCGCCACTCTTAAACTTCTTGCCCTCATCGGCACGAGAAAACTCTTTGCCGACTTTTTGAGGGATGCCAACCTTCTTAGCGAACGCAGGGTTGTGCGCAACCGCCTCCATCAATTTGTGTTGGGAAGGTGATTTGCTTGGCATGATTAACCGTAAGATTTAACCATCTCAAGGACGATGGTATAGAAGTCACCAGCAGTAGCATCAGCAGTGCTGAACAATACATCACCAGTTACGCCAGCGCCTGCGTTGTTAGTCAAACCGCCAAATTTATCGAAATCCATCGTGTATTGAGAATTTTGTGGCACACACCAGCAAAATACATCTGCGGTTGCATCCCAATAAATCTGTACTTCCAAGCCATGCGTTGCGGCATGAATTTTTGTAATAGTTACGCCAGTGCAGGCTAAACCAGATGCACTTGATGTCAAAGCAGAAACATCTACCTTCAAAACTTTGCTTTCACCAGTACCGTCAGAAAGGTTGGTGAATTTCATGATTGCCATCCGCTCACCATCTATGAGCGTTTGACTTGCGACTGCATCAGCCATATTTATCTCCAATTAGAAGCGGGGGCCGAAGCCCCCACTCATTTTCAACAAGCGCGTCCGCCGCGTTTCTTTCCTGCTGGTGAGACTGTTACAGACTTTTCAGTTTCTGTGACTGATCCCAACCCTTTTAGAGCCTCATCAACACCTTTTGGCAACTTGTATCCTTTTGGAAATCGATACAAAAGATCATGGACTTGATCGTTAGGATATTGCTCCCTTAACTTTCTAAGAACTCCACTTTCTCCTTGTGCCATCTTAGATGCCTGTTGCTCCATTGCCTCAACTTCACCGCCTTTTGCCATCTTCTGGTACTTGCTGTAGACCTCGTTGGATTGCGCCTTGGCCGCTTTCATGGCCGGGGCGTTTTCCTTAGCGAACATCTTCTGCAAGCGTCCTTGGGCAGGGGTTACCTTGCCGCCGGACTTGAAGGTGCCAGATAGTTGGTTGATGCTTACAGGAGTGGAAGGCTTTTTACGGCCTTGGGGCATCGCGACGGGACGACCTGAATCAACAGTACCCCCCGCCGCGTAGGCTTTTTTTGGTGAGCCACCTTTTTTGTAGCCACCAGCATTACCTAGCGCGACGCCGCCAGTGGCATAGCCACCACCGTTACCTTTTTTCACGCCGCCAGTTTTTCCACTAGTTTTGGTAGTGTATTCAGCGGTGTGCATCAAAGTGTCGCGATATTTGCCACCTTGATTTTCGGTATTGATGATGCCGTTGCCAGTCAGTCCGCCTTTGGCGTACTTCTTGACATTGCCACCCTTTTTGTAGCCACCTTGACCGTTGGTAACACCGCCAGTAGCGCAGGCCATACCGCCTGACTTCAGACCTTTATGGCCTTTGCTGGCAGGCTTGGACTCGTGAGACTTCAGTTCTTTTTCAAGACCCTTCATCTTCGTCATCTCAGCCTTGTGTTCCTTCTCGGTCTCGCCACCCTTCTTCATCATTGGGGTTGCGGGCATCTTAGCCTTCGGTGCCATCGCCTTGCGACGAGCGGACATAGAGGGCTTACCGGGAGTGCGTACAGGAGCGTTGACAGCAGGACGGCCAACCAGAGCAGGCGTGCCCATGATTGCGCTCATCGCGCCACCACCGTCAGCCATCTTCTTGTGACCGGAGCCAGTGCCACCGGACTTCATTTTGGTCATCGATTTGACGGAGCCACCTTTCTTCAGTTTCAACTCAACTGAAGGTTCGGTGGTCATCATCTTGACCATTGGTTTAAATTGACCCATGATTATCTCTCCTTCGCAACGAAGATATAATCAACAGTCATCGTCTTGGCGACGGCTTCACCATTCTGAATCGCAAACGAAACAGTCATGTCTTCGTCATCAGGCAGGTTGGTGGTCACTGAGGTTCCTTTGGTCACGCCATTTACGGAATACTCAATTGCAGACGCGCCAT